GCGACTCCCGCCCAACATCAGAATATCGGATTGCAGGCCGTTATTGGCTACATTGGATTTGACAGTAAGGGTGATCCTATCGCCGACTTTCACGAAATACAAGTTAGATGCATTCACGGTTTGGTCGTCGATTATCCTGATGGGAGTGGGGGCTCTACGAGTGAAACGGTCTCAAAGCCGATTTACCAATACCGTGGCTTTTCTAGCCCCGGCCTTTGCGGGTCAGTGTTATTCTCTTGGGAACCTTTCCGAATTTTTGGGATACACTGTGCTGGGACTGGGAGCATCGGGTACTCGGAGCCGATTGTTGATCGGATGTTCGCTGCTTTGTCAGTTACTCCACAGTGCGAGTTGCGACCTGCCTGTTACCGACGCCCTCCAGTTCATGGAATCCTATATTTGGGAGAAATTGAACCTGAGGCCGCACCGAGATTGCCCACTACGTCGAAAATCACCCCTAGCCTTGTGTATGGGGAAATCTTCCCCCCCGTCAAGTTCCCAGCTCCTCTTACACAGTTCGATGCGGAACGAGGTATCAGACTACCGCGTCCTCCACTTATTAGTGGAATTGCAAAACATGGAGGAGCTCCACGCTCATTTCCTCCCGAACTTGTGCGACAGGCTGCAAGAGACCTTGGGGAGGTCATCGCGGCAGTATGTCCGCCGATATTACCGAATCAGCCAGAGATCCTCTCTAATGACTTGGTGTTCGGTGGAGTGGCAGGAGTCGCGGGATATAGAGCTCTCAATCTTGGAACAAGCGAAGGGTTTCCCCTCGTTCTCGAAAGACCTAGTGGCGCAAGTGATAAAAGATGGTTGTTTAAGTATCATGATGAGTCATCCGGCCGAATTTTGGATGGAATTGGACCGCAGTTACAGGATGTTATGGACGTATACGAAGAAATGCGATCGCGAGGAACAATTCCACCCACTGTGTTCCAGGACTGTCTTAAAGACGCTCGAATCGATAAGTCAAAATTACAGCAGGAAGGAAAGACAAGAGTATTTTCAGTGTCTCCCGTCGAGTTTACGTTTGCGATTAAACGCTATTACGGACACTTCCAAGCCGCATATTCTGCGGGGCGTACCACTAGTGAGACCGCAATTGGCATTAATCCTAATGGTCCTGAATGGTCACACCTCTTTAGGGAGTTGTGTGTTTTTGGGGATGGCGGGATTGTCACAGGGGATTACTCGGCATTCGGCGAC